GTGATGGCTGGGACTTCGACCCGGCCAGTCCCTGCCTGGTAAACACCAGTTCCGAGGGTGCCGGTAACAGCAGCGTAACCAGTACCACCACCAACCTCAACAGCACTCCAGGCGCTGTGCGTGGATTCAGCAGTGAGGCTGCCATTGTTTGTGGCGAGATAGACCCGGTAGGCCTTGCCATCAAAGACCGCCGCCGATTGACGGAGTAGCTCTTTCGTGCTGATGGTGGTCGTGATTGCCATGGTTTCACCGGTTTGGTCTAGGTTGCCGAGATCGTACGGATCGCCCGCCGCCAGGGTGGACGGACGGGATAGGGCGGCGGATCAGGCCGTGCATCAAGGAAGGTGAGCGACTGCAAGGGGTATTCAGCCGGAGGCCAAAGGGAGATGCCGCCAAGGTAGTGGTAGGCGTAACCGTTGGGGGTGATGACGGCCATCAGGCGATCCTCACCCAGAGGGCGCCAGCGGCGCGGGTGTAGGTCTTGGATTCGACCGTTACGGTGTCGCCAAAGTTTCCGGTTTCACCGTTAGAGATGAGCATGTCGTAGGTCGGTTCACCAAGAAAGTGACTGTCGCCATACTGAGCGCCAAGCTTGAAGAAATAGCCGTCGCCAGAAGATGAGGCGGGTCGTGGCGCCCTGATGTCGCGAGCTGCTATAACGCCGATGTAAGGCGCTGCTGCGCTTCTTTGCGGTGTTACAAACTTTGGCAGTGTTATCGTAGATGCTGAACTCGCACTAGTGGCAAATGCAAACCATTTGCCCAGGCCAGTAGCAGGATAATAGCTGCCCGACGCCATGTTTGCGGTCGACAGTCGACAGATAAAATTAAGAGTGGCAAGTCGTGAGGCTCCTTGCTGAACTTCTGCTATAAAGGCGAACCATGGACTAGCGCCCTCTGCGTCATACGCAGTGCGATAATCCATCGCATATGAAGGCATTGACTGAGGCAAAAGTTGAACATTGGAAATGCTGATTTCGCTTAGCGTACCGGCGCCGTTGTTGGATGCACCTGCAGTCCTGGCGTAATAGCATCTGAGACCGCTTACTGCTGGGCTTTGCGTGGCTCCATCGGCCCGATTGACCCCAAATGATAACCCATAGTCGCTAGATGTGTCCGACTCACGGCACCGCAGCAACCAGCGAACTACGTCAGTGTTACCTCTGGCCGTGGCATCACCCGGGTCGTGGATGATGCTGATTTTGCTGGCATCGTTGATCGCGTTCACCCAGTTGGTCAGCTGCACGTCAAGCTTCCAGCTCGGGTCGGTGCTTACCCACGTCGGGCTTGCCCACAGATCGCCTGCCGCGCTGCTGAACGTGGTCGTTACGACAGCCATCAGCTCACCTCCTCATAAGCAACGGACACGTCAAACGCTGACGCACCCGACGACTGGGCATAGAGCGCATCACCCTCCTCCAAGTAGATATAATCCTCCCGGCTGGTGACGATCAGCGACAGACCCGCATCAACCGGCGCCGCCTTGATCAGGTACCGATGGGTCGAGGCCCGGTAGACGGTGATCGAGATGCTGGAGGATGACGCGGTGATGTTGCACGCCCGGATCGTCGTGACCTTGAGCACCTTGCCGCTGCTGGACCCGTTGGCCAGCACCGATGCCAAGGTGGTGGAGGCCTGAGCGAGGGCCAGCTTGCCGGTGACCGTTAGCGGGACCCGTAGGTTTGGTGCTGCCATGCGTTGACCACCTCGCGCTAGTTTGCCCAGCCTTCAGGCCACACGGCTTCGGCGTCCCATTCGTAGTGCTGCCAGCTCCACGAGTTGAAGTAGGTCTCATCGCTGGCCCCGCTGCTGGTCTCCACCTCCAGTAGCACTTCGGTCGATGGCACCACCATGAGGCCAGTGAGGACCGTGATCACGGTCGGCGGTGGCACCACCACGTCAAGGGCCGTGAGCGTGTCGAGCAGGCCGCCAGACTTCAGCTCAATGCCCAGCTGGGTCGTGGTGCCAAGGTTGACGGTCTCGATCCCGATCTGTAGCCACGTCTGCACGTCGAGGCCCGTCAGGGTCGGTAGGGCCACGGTCTCAAGGCCAACCAGTAGCAGCGTGACCGCGTCGAGTTTGGTGGTCGTCTGCAGGGCCGCAGCATCACCCGGCAGGATCAGCGCATAGGGGAGCTCCCCGACGACAAGGGCCGTGGTGGTCGCAGCATCGGCCGGGATCTCCTCATTGAACGGCGCCAGCACCCGGGCCGCGGTCATCACCTTGGGCCAGACCGGCGCGACGGCATACGGCAGGATCGTGCCGAACAGGGCCTGCAGGTTGGCCGGATCGAAGCCAGCAGGAACCGCGACGGCATTGGGCGGCTGCGGTGTTGGGTTGGTCGTGATCGCAGGTGCCGCCCCGAGCGTCGTCACTCCCGGCGGTGTCGGGAACCAGATCGCCGCTGCTGCTGGAGCGGAGGCCAGGAGAGCGGTACGGGTTTCGAGCGATACAGCGGTCATACGGTGCCGACACCTCCCCAGAACATGGCATCAACCTGTGCCGCGATGCCGTCGGCGGAGAAGGCCCAGGAGGTGCCATTGACGCGGTACTGCCCCACGATGCCGTCAAGGTTGATGTAGAGCGGATCAAAGGGCCGGACCGGCACCAGTTCGGGTTCCAGCTGTAGCGACAGGCCAGCGCGATTGGCGAGCCGGAGACGATTCTGGATCCTGGCGAACCGCAGCACCTGCCCCGTGATTGATACACCCACGGGCTTGTAAGTATTCGTAAACTGATCGTACACGTAGTGATCGTTAAACGTCCAGTCCATTGAGTAGTCGTTTTCTCGTCGGTCATCTTGTTGCCCAGCGTTGATCTTGATGTCGGCCTTTACGGGTTTATCGTCTTGATTTTTTGCGGCCAACAACTGATCCGGATCGGGCCGCGCCTGCTGTGGTGGTGCAATCTGCTCTGCTTCGGCGGTGCTCACCTCGACGTTGTTTTGCAACTCGACTGAATCAATTACAACACCTTCGGCCATGTAGTCCGCTAGCGCAACGACCTCACCGTAATCTGTGGTGTCTTCTGCCAGCCTGGCGATAGCCTGTTGGCCCTCCTGCGTGAATAGCTGCAGCTTCTCGGTCGTGCGCTTGGTCTTGCTGTACTTGATGATGGTTTGTCTGTCTCTATCCTCCCACCGCTCATGCTCAGTCGTGGTTCGCTCCACCATGTAACTAGGGCTTAATGGTGGATTGTAGAGCGACTTGACCGTGGCGCCGTTGGCTTTGATGTCGTAGGTGTACTTAATGGCCGACTTGCCTACGCTAACGATCTTCGGCTCATAACGCTCTTGCGTTTGCTTCGCGATGTTGCCGCTGGGGTAGTATTCGTACGTTTCGATGGTCTCTAGATTGATCGGATAAGCAAACGAGACTTTCCCGTTGTAAAACTCCAGAGCCTCTTTGACGAATGAGCCATTGACCACCGGGACGTATGTGCGCTCGGTAGTCGTGCGCTTAGAGATTCGGTTGTCGTCGTCGTATTCGGTCTTGGTGTAGACAAAGGGAACATACTCAAACGTGTAGGTCCGTTTATCTTTTGCTGGTGGCGCTGGGTTCCAGACGATCTCAACCTTTGTCGGACTGCCGATGGATTCGTCATAGGTCCACAGCACCCGCGATGGCGGGGGCGGCAGGGGCGGGTCATCGGGATCAGGCGGCGGCTCAGGGGGATCAGGCGGTCCCGGCGGATCTTGCGGTTTCCCTGGATCTAGGTTGTCTTTGTCGGGAGGAATCGCGCCAGGCTTTAGCCTTTTGCCTCCCGTTGTCACCGAGATGCGGTCTGCTGGTTGCTCACCGACCGCGATGGGTTCCATGGCGATCACTTCATCCCGGCCAATGACCGGGCCAGTGCCAGAGTCGTCGGTCAGGTTGCGCAGGACCAGCTGTTCGGACTCGTTCAGGTAGCCGATGTAAGCGGCACTTTTAAGTAGCTCATCAAGCATCTGCACGTATGGCATATCTGCCTCAAACTTGGAGCCATTGAAGCGGCTGGAGAATGGCAACGGCCCTGATGATGTAATGCCTAGTCCGTTGAGGCAGTAGTCGATAATGGTATTGATGCCGATGCTTTGCGGGATGTAGCCTCGATCTTGCTCTCTGACTGGATTGGTCGGGTCGGAACTTGCAGCGATTGAGATTGCCGGCAAGACTTGACCGCTTTTTATGACTACTACGCGGCTCCAGTAATTCTTGAGGTAGGTCAGCTTGCAGCCCAGCTCGATCTGGGTCTGGCGGGAGAAGGGATCCGCGAACGACGACAGCACCCGCAGTCGACGGGGGAAGCGCGAGAGCCAGCCGTTTTTCTGATAGGCGAAGTCCACGACCTGCCCTAGGGTTGGCTGGTAGATGCCGTCAAGCGTGACCGATCCGCGGCAGTAGATCAGCCCGTTGCCTTGCACATAGGAATCTGACAGGCTGCCTTCGATGATCGGGCCGAGGTTGCAGAAGACGTTGGCGCGAATGTCAATCGTCATCGGACCAATGCCTGCGTCATGGACACGGTGTAGCGGGTGGCCTTGGCGCCACCGTCGATGATCACCTCTCCTGTGGCTTCAGGCGGGCTGATGGGCCAGTAGGTGCCGGCTGCTGGGGTCGTCTGCACTATGACCTCGTACCACGTCTGCAGGGCCGACCAGCCGGCCGAGGTGGTGGTGCCGACGACCTTCCGCAGTTTGGTCGCAGCCAGTGAGCCTTGGACATAGTGACGACCGCCGGCCGTGAGCTGCAGGTTCGGTGCGTCCTGATAGCCGACGGGCTCCTCGATCAGGGTCAGGGTGCAGCTGCCGAGCGTGAGGGTGCCGTAGGTGGGCCTGCTGGCCTCCTCCGATTGCCGGCCCTTCTCCTGTTCCCGCAGCAGCACCGCCAGGGCCTGCGTGGCATCAACGAGGGTGAAGGATGCCTGAACGTAGGCGCCGAGCTGCTCGCCGGCAGGGGCTGACACGAACCAGCACGCGACCGATGACCACGACTGTCCGAAACCATCGGCGGTAAGGCTGACGGTGGTGCCGATGGTGCCCGATAGGGCGGTGTCCTGATCCTGGATTCGAGCATCCCGCCAGGTGTCGTAGACGCTGAGGAGTGCGGTCCACTGGGCTTTGGTGAGGAGGCCAGAGATGGACCAGAAGCGTGAGGTAAGACCTTGCCGTGCGTCGCCTTCGTAGCCGAACGGCTGCGCGGTGAGGTGGGTGCAGGAGAAAGCGCCGATGGTGACGGTCATTGGAGGCTATTGACGGTGTTCACGGTGGCAGCGCCACCGGCTTCGTTGGTGACGTTGACCTGAACGGTCCAATCCTTCTCGACGAGGCCACCTATGGACTGTTCAAGGTTGCCGATCCGATCGACCAGGGCGGTGTTGCTGTTGCTGATGTTTTCGGCAGCGGTCAAGGATGCCTTGCTGTTCTCCTGGATTGGTGCCGGGTCGATCTGGATGGAATCCAGGAAGGAACGGAAGCCGGGCTGCTGCTGCACCTGCGGCAGTGGCAGGTCATCGGCCGCCGCGGCCCGGCGCTCCTGATCCAGCTGCTGCCGGCGAAGCTCGAATAGCTGCTTGGTGCCGGCGATCTTCTCGGCGCTGATCTCGCGGGCAATGGCGTATTCCTGCTGGGCGAGCGATAGGGCCTGCTGGGCGGCCTGCACTTCGCCTTGATTGCCTTTCGCCTGTGCCTGGGACAGCTGCGCTTGAGCAGCGATGACACCACGACGGGCGGCAAGCTCCGTCAGCTTGGATTCAAGCTCCAGGGCCTTGACCTGCGCGGCATTCTCAGCAGCCAATGCCCGGGCCTTCAGGTCGAAGCTCCGGCGTTCGAGCTCATCACGCTTGAGCTGGAACTCTTCCGCGATGGCCGCCCGGGTGCGGTCGTTGGTGATTCCTTCTAAGGCCCGCTTCTCCTGGGCATTGAGCAGGGCCTCTTCGGTGCGGATCTTGGCATTGGCTAGGTCGGTTTCGGCCTGTGCGATCTGACCGGTCAGGTCGAGGCGTGCCTGGTTGAGCTTGAGGGCAGCGGACTGGGTGTCGACGTTGAAGGTATCGGGCCGGATTTCGGCAACGGCAGCAGAGGTGCCCTTTGCGGCATCGGTGGCAGCCTGCAGCGCCTCTTCGGTGGTGCGGATCTGACCCGTCAGCTCCTGGAATCGCACGGAGCCAATTTCGACGGCATTCAGCTCGGCCCGTTGGCCTTTGAGCTTGGCCGCCAGATTGTCAACACTGTTCAGGCTGGCCTTTGCTGCAGCAGCCGATGCCGCGAATGCTGCTGCGGCAGCGTTGGCCCGGCCCTTGCTGTCATCCAGCGCCTGCCCGGTATTCTCAACGGCCTTGGACTGGCCGAGTGAATCCAGGAGGGGGCGTAGCGACTTGCTGGCGGCTCCGAGTCCGTCGGTCGCAAGCTTGGCCACTCCGAGCCGCTGAATCAAGGCATCAAACCCCTTGATGGCACCCGGTCCAAGCGGTGTCAGGGGAATAGCGGCGGCACCTAGGGACTGCTGATCCAGCCGCAGTTCACGGTATGCCCGCAGCAGTGTGATCAGCCCTTTCAGGCCATCGATAGCAGGTTTGATCGCTGGGACCAACCCCTGCCCTAGTTCGGTCTTCAGTTCGTCGATGGCATTTGTCAGCTTGCCCAACTCCTGCGCCGTCGTGGGAGCGCCATTGGGGCCGGAACTGATTTCGTTGAGACCCTTGGTCAGTGCCGGGAAAAACTGAGCGGCGGTGAGCTTGCCGGATTCAACCAGCTTGATCAGTTCCTGCTGAGTCAACCCGAGGCCCTTGGCAGTTGCCGCGAATGCCACCGGCAACCGCTCCCCGAGCTGCCCGCGCAACTCCTCCATCTGGACGGTGCCCTTCGATGCGACCTGCTGCAGGGCCAGCAGCGACCCAGACAGCTCGTCATTGCTGAGGCCCAGCTGCTGGGCGGATCGCGCGACCGCCGCGAATAGCTCCTGCTGCTGAGCCAGCGGGACATTAGCTTGAGTAGCGGCAGCCGTGAAGCTTGAGAAGGTGCTGGCCAGGGTCTTGAAGGATAGACCCAGCTCATCGGCGAGGCCACGGGCAAAGCTCAACGCACCAGCCGCGCCCTGTTCACCGAGGCTGTTGCTGAGCTTGCGGGTGATGCTCTCTAGATCAATCGCGGCCTGTACTGACTGCCGCAGAAACTCACCGACGGCGAGCGTGCCGAATGCCCCGGCAAGACTGCTGACCAACGTCGTGGTGAGCCCTAGCCGTTGGTCGAGGCCCTCTAATGCATTGCCGGCCGTATTGGCCGCAGTCTTGGCCTGATTGCTGAACTGCTGCAGGGCCTGCTGGGCACCGGCCTGGTCGACCTTGATGCCTAGTACGACCTCGCCGAGGGAGTCTGCCATGGCCTAGCTTGCCGGCAACCTATGGCATGACCTCAGCTCTTGCCGCCGTCGCGAATGCTTCCGTCACCTTTGACGTAGCAACGACCGGCACCGTTGTCGACCCCTTCACCGGTAACGTCCTGCCTCGCACCGAGACTGTCACGGTGACGTGCTACCTGCGGCAGGGTTCCCCGGCCATCACTGACCTCGCTGGTGTCAACGTCGCCGGTGATACGTTCTCAGGCTATGCCGTGGCACCGCAGGCACTCGATGCCAGGGTGGTGCCGGGCACGCTCGGGACGCTGACGTTTGCTGGGCAGACGCCGGCCCGTTGCGTGGTGCAGGAAGCCCGCGGGCCGTATGGCACTACCGGCCTGATCGGCTCGACGTTGCAGCAGGTGCTGGGCGACAAGCTGCAGATCGTGCGCTACCGGCAGCAAGCATGAATCTGACGGTCACCACGACATTCAAGGCGGGCAACCTTGACCCATCGCGGTTCATTGCCCGTAGTGCCGAGATCCTGCGAGCCTATGACTCGGTGATCTTCCCGGCGTTTAAGGAGGAGATCAAGGCAACACAGTTCAGCTGGACGGAGAGGCCAACCAAGCGCCGCAACGGCGACACCGTGACCAGCCCGCGGGACATTGTCGACACCGGCGATTTCCTTAGCTCGCAATTCCGACGGCAGGAGGCCCCGCTGAGCCTGAGGCTGACCTACACGTGGGGCGGCAGAGGCACCGGCGTCAACTATGCCGGCTACATCCTGACCGGGATTCCAGCGAAGAACTACCTGGGCCGGGATTGGATCAAACCCGTCTTCACGGATCACCCCCTCGATCGGTTCTTTGCCACGAACTGGCGGCGGCTTGCAGGTGCTCCCAACAAGCCACCGCGGGCCTAAGGTCAGGAGACCGTAGCGACCGTCAGGACCGGCGCCGTATCGCCCGAGCTGAACACCGACGCATCGTCGATCGTCACCGTATCGCCCACCACGTAGTTGTTGCCACCGGCAACAATCGTGGCCGTCTGGATCACACCCGAACCGTTCACGGTCGTGGTCGCTGTTGCCCCGCGACCCGACGCCTGGCCCGGCTTCGGTGTCAGGGACACCAGCGGCACTGCCGAGGCCGCAGCCGCCAGGTTCAGGCCGCCGTCGGTAACGGTCAGCGTGGCGATGGCGTTGCCCTGCTGGTACTTGTAGTAGACGCCATAGCCGTTGAGGGTGCCCGACACCTTGGCCACGTTGCCGGCCTGAATGTCTTCCGACAGGCCCGAGACCTGCACGACCGCCGCGAGAATCTCCGG